CGGGGCGGCACCCTTGGCGCGGCTGAAGTGGCGGCAGTCCGGTGAGGCCCACAAGATGCCTACCGGCTGCCCGCCTGTTGCTTCGAGTGGGTCCACCTCGAACACGTCGCTGATGTAGTGGCGGGTGCTGGGGTGGTTGGCGCGGTGCACGGCGATGGCGATGGGGTTGTGGTTGATGGCCACGTCCGGGTCGCGGTAGACCCGGGCCCCGCCACTGCTTGCGCCGCCAGCGCCGGCGAACAGGTCAACGTACAGTTCGCGGTTGAGGGGTAGGGCTTGCTGTGCAGCATGCTTTAGATGATCGTTGAAAGCGGTCATGCGGCCCCCTTGTACGTCTTGGTCAGCCCTGCATTCACGGCCTTGCCGCGCAGCAGGATGGCCTTGGCCACTTTGCGGCGGTCGGTATGGCTGTGGGTGGCTTGGGTGAGCAGGCCGAAGTAGCTGTTGGCGGTTTCGCGCAGTGCCGGGAGCGGCACCGAACTGATGCGCTTGATGGCGTGGGCTACGGTTTTGCGGCGGGTGGTGCGGTGCCAGGGTTTGATGACCTGGCCGACGAAGTCCACGCCGCGGCTGACGGGTTGCAGAATGGTTTTGCTGGGGTTGAGGCGGGCGTGCAGGCGCTCGGCCAGGAAGGTTTCTATCTGGGCGTGCCAGGTGTTGAGCTGTTGTGGGCTGTGGTGCAGCAGCACGAAGTCATCCACATAGCGGATGTAATGCTTGGCCTGCAGGGTGTGCTTGGCGAACTGGTCCAGGGCATCGAGGTAGACGTTTGCGAAGAACTGGCTGCTTAGGTTGCCAATCGGCAGGCCGAGGTGTGCTGGCTGGCAGGTCAGGCGTTTGTGCTGGGGTACGCGGTTGAGCAGGCGCGGTGAGCTGCGCAGCTGGTAGTTGTCACGCGGGTCGTGCCAGAGGATCAGCAGGGCCAGAGCGCGCCAATTGGCCTCGGGTATGCGGGCAGTTAGCTGCTGGGCGAGCACGTGCTTGTCGATGCTGACAAAGAAGTTGGCCAAGTCGCACTTGAGGTAGTGGGCTGGGCGGCTCCAGTTCTGGGTGATGCTGCGCACTTTTTGTTCCAGGCGTTGCGCGGCGTACAGGGTGCCGCGGCCCTCGATGCAGGCGCAGGAATCAGCGATAAAGCTACGCTCGATGCGCGCGCCGATGTGGTTGTAGAGCATGTGGTGGACGATGCGGTCACGGAAGTCAGCGGCCCACACTTCGCGCGGCTTTGGGTGGGTAACCACAAAGCAGATCGAGGGGCCGGGCTGATAGGTGCCGCTGTTCAGCTCGCTAAGCAGTTGCATGATGTTGCGCTCCAGCTGGAACTCGAATGCCAGGGCTGACCCGCTGCTGCGTTTGTTGCGCCGGCAGTCGTAGTAGGCCCGCATGAGTTGCTCAATAGAAAAATCAGCATGGCCGCCAGTAATACCGTTCGATGCTGCGGACGGCGAAAGCGGGCCGGGCGTTGTCCTTGTCTTCGTTGTTCTGGTTGCCATCGTCGAAGTTCTGAATCCACGCGTTGTTCGGGCCGTTCTGCGCCAGGTCGTGCTATTTACGTCACGCTGCCAAAGGCCGAGGCCGATCAGTAGCGGAACTGCGCGAGGCCTGCCGGGACAATGCCAGGTGGTGCCTCTGGTGCGCATAGCGGTGGCCTTGTGAGCCAGCGGCACGACCAGAATCAAAATCGCTATGGTATGAGGGCCGTGGCGCTCATACGGCTGGCGATGCGGCGGCATTTCGTTTCCACCCTGTGGCCTGCCGGCCTATTTCGTCTGTGATCTTGATGGCGGACCCATGTTGCTCGGGGGTTACCAGGTGCAGGTCGGCGGCCAGGCGCAGCATCAGCTCTACAACCTGGATGCGTTCCAGGGTTTGCTGAATGAAGGCGACTCGCTGCTGGCCGCTCGCGGTGTTGGCGCGAAAGATCAGGATCGACACGTCAAAGCATTCGTTGAGCACCTTGTCACCGAGGGTGCGTTTAAAGTCGCGCCTCCAGTTTTTAACAAGGTCCGCCACGAGCTTGGCGAGGTCGCCAGAGCGCTTATAGATCGGCAGGTGTTGGGCTATGGCCATGCTGAGAAAACTCGCTAACCGCGCGCTACGCGCGCGGTGTTAAGGGCTTAAATTGGTGAAGTGATAAGGATTCTGCGGACGGCGAAAGCGGGCCGGGCGGTGACCTTGACTCCGCCGTACTGGTAGCCATCGCCGAAGTGCTGAACCCACGCGTCGTACGGGCCGCCCTGCGTGCTGGTGAGCCGCCAGCCTTTGTCTGTGAACTGCTCGGGTATGTTGGCCCAGCAGAGGAACGCCTCGGCGCGGGCGGGGAGGTACAGGTCGCGGTGGCCGTCGGCTTCTTGGTCGGCTGCCCACTGCGCCGCTGGGTGTTCGGTGCCGGAGGCGAGCAGGGCGCTGGTGTTGGCCAAACCGTCACGCGCGCAGCCAGCACCCTCGATCTTCTTACCGCGTGCGCCGTAGGTGATTTCGGCGATTTGCGCGTGCTTGGGGGCGATCAGGTGGTAGTCCGGCTGGCCGTCAACGCCGCGCATCACGCCGACATAGGTGCCGCCCTGGCCGTGCCAGTGCTGCCCGATGGCGGGCGGTGTCAGGGTGCTGGTGAGTTCGCCGGTGATGAACGCGGTGCCGACCATCGCCAGGCCCGCTTCCTGCTCGAGCACGTGGCGTGCGAGCAGGGCGTTTTGGGTGCGGAGCGTGGTGCCGCCTACTTCCAGGGTGATCTGTTGCATGGTCATGTCCTCAAAATTTGGAGCCGAACGCGCGCTGCGCGCGCGGCGGTAAAGCCTGGAAGTGGTTAAGGGGTGACGGTGATTCTGCGGACGGCGAAAGCGGGCCGGGCGTTGACCTTGCCTACGCCGTTCTGGGTGCCACCGTCGAAGTACTGAATCCACGCGCCGTACGGGCCGTTCTGCGTGCTGGTCCAGTAGCTGCAATCCTCCAGCGCTTCTGCGCCGCCCTGGCAGAAGGCTGCGATGCTGCTCTGGGCCGGTGACTCTGCTGTGTAGGGGTAGCCAGCCGGAACGCTGCTGGGGTTGTCGCCGTCGCGGAAGCTGCAGTAGTTCTCTTCAGTTGTTGGCTTGCAAACGCGGTAGACGATTTCGGTTTCGTCGCGGGATGGGATGAACCAGTCCTGATGGCCGCCTATCGACAGGCTCAGCGCCCAGGTGGCGTGTGGGCATTCGGCCTCGGCCATGGCGCGTGTGTTGGCCTGGCCATCGTTGAAGCTGTTAGCACCGGCAATCATGGTGCCGCATTGGCCCCAGGGTTGCGGGGCATTGAAGCCTTCTGCGGCCGGTGCGCGGATCAGCGCCTGCAGCTGGCCGGCGAGCAGGTAGAGCCCCATGTAGAAGCCGCCCTCGAAGGGGCTGCCGATGGCGGGGAGAGTGGTGCGGTTGATAGTGGTCATGTGCTGTGCCTCTTGGTTTTGGGGTGGTTTAGGCTGCTGCGCCGCGATGGGTGGTAGCCATCAGTTGCAGCAAACGGTTGAAGTAGTGAATCGATGCTTCGCTTGGTGGCAGGGGCTTGATTGGCTCAGGCCGCGGCTCAACGCCTCGCAGGCATTCCCATACTTCGGGGTGGTCGGGCATCAGGTCGCGGCGCTCGGTGGCCAAGGCAATCATGTCCGCCTCGTGCACGGCCTGGGGCAGCGTGTAGTCGATGGCGAAACGGTCGCAGATGGCTATCCAGACGCCGTACTCGATCTCGCGGTAGTCGTGCATGCTCGGGTGCTGCTTGAGCGGGCGCACCATGTCGCCCACATAGGCCTCGGTGGCGTCGTGCAGCAGTGCTGTCAGCGCCAGTTCGTGCGGTACTAGGTCGGCGACGATGCAACTGTGCTGAGCGACCGAGTAGAAGCTGCTGGTGTGGCCGTTGAAGCGGCAGAGCATGCTGAGGGCGTGGGCGATATCGGCCGGGTCGACCATTGCTGGCTTTGGATCGAACAGATCCATGCGCTTGCCGGAGCGGGTGAGTATCCAGGTCATGCTTCACCCCACTGGGCAGGTTGCTTGCCTTTGATGCGCAGCTGCTCGTCGATGACGTAGACCTGCTGCATGAGGTTGGCCATGGTGTTTTCTGCGCGCGCTGCGGCCTGCGGCTTGAGGATTGGCAGGTAACGCCGCAGGCGTTGCAGGTTGTCCATGTGTGCTGCGCGGGTGCGCAGCAGGTCGTTGGGTGTAGCGGTGGCGGCGTCCATTACGCAACTTCCTTTGCAGCGGCCGTCTCGTCATCCGGGCTGTTCACTTGTTGGGCTTGAGCCTTCAGGGCTGCATCCAGCTGTTCCACCAGATTGAGTACGCGCTGCTGCATTTGGCGGGCGAACCGCACCTGATCACCGAGCAGTAGGCCGGAGTAGGTGTTGGCGGCCAGATCCAGCTGGTTGGCGGCGGCTTGCA